GGTACCTGATCCTTGCGCTGTATAACGCCCGCCCCGAAGAAGTCTGCGAAGAAGTGGTGCAGACCACCATGCGCTCAATCTACCCGGATGTGACGCCACTGGAAGTTCGCCAGCAACTCGATTACATGGAAGAACGCGAACTGGTGGAACTGCGCAAGGAACCGTCTGGCCGCTGGTGGAGCAAGCTGACCCGCTGTGGCGTCGACATGGCTGAATACACGGTTGATTGCCAGCCCGGTATCGCCCGTCCTCAGAAGTACTGGGGCTGACATGGCACGCCAATCGAGTGTCGACCAGTTGCCTGCGGCCGTTCGTGAGTGGCTCGATAAGGCTCTTGTCGCGAACAACTTCTCGGGTTACGAGGCGCTTGAGGAAGCACTGCACGAGCGCGGCTGCACGATCAGCAAATCAGCAATCCACCGCTATGGCCAGAAAATTGAGCGCAGGTTCGCAGCAATCAAAGCCAGTACGGAAGCGGCGCGGCTGCTGACAGAGGGCGCTGCAGACGATCAGGATGCGCGCAGTGAGGCAGTGATCGCTCTGGTACAGACTGAGATCTTCGACGCGATCATCAACCTGCAGGAGGCCTCTGCTGAAGATGTCGATCCACAGGACCGTATTGCCCTACTGTCGAAGGCTGCGAAGAACATTGGCACGCTTGCCAATGCATCCCGTGGACAAAAGAAGTGGCGGCTTGAGGTCGAGGAAGATGCGCGCCGCAAACTGTTGGCTGAGCAGGAACAGAAGCTCAATGAGCTGCGCGGGGCTGATGGCATGAGCGAGCAGCTCGAAGCCCGCATCCGCCGCATTCTGCTCGGAAAGGAATAGCGATGGAGACCCCGGCAAAAGCACTCACAGCAGTCGGCCCGGCGCGCAAGATTGATCTGGCTGCCGAAATGGCGGCGCATGGCGTTGAGGTGCCGCAGGATATCGGCGAGGCCGTACCTGGGGAAGAGCCGGTTTTCCTGCCATATCAGCAGCGCTGGTTTGCTGATGAATCCCAGATCATGATCGCGGAGAAATCACGCCGTACCGGCCTCACCTGGGCCGAGGCTGGGCGCAACGTGGTCAATGCTGCGAAGCCCCGCAAGCGTGGGGGCTGCAACACATTTTATGTAGGCAGCAAGCAGGAGATGGCGCTTGAATACATTGCCGCCTGCGCACTGTTCGCGAAAGCGTTCAATGAGCTGGCCCAGGCCGATGTGTATGAGCAGACCTTCTGGGATGAAGGCAAGAAAGAGGAAATCCTCACCTACATGATCCGGTTCCCGAAGACCGGCCGGAAGATCCAGGCACTCAGTTCGCGCCCGTCGAACCTGCGCGGTTTGCAGGGCGACGTGGTGATCGACGAGGCGGCCTTCCATGAATCACTTGAGGAATTGCTGAAGGCTGCACTGGCGCTGACGATGTGGGGAAACAAGGTGCGCCTGATCTCAACGCACAACGGCGTTGAGAACGCGTTCAATACCTACATCACCGATGCCCGCGAGGGGCGCAAGGATTACAGCGTGCATCGCATCACGCTGGACGATGCAATCGCCGATGGCCTCTATCGGCGCATCTGCTATGTGACCGGCCAGACCTGGAGCCAGGAGGCCGAGAAGAAGTGGCGCGATGATCTGTACCGCAACGCGCCGAACGCCGAATGTGCCGACGAAGAGTATGGCTGCGTGCCACGTCGGTCAGGTGGCACCTATCTGTCCCGTGTGGTGATCGAGGCGGCGATGGTCGCCGACCATTCAATCCGCATCTACCGCTTCACCGCACCCGATGACTTCATGAGCTGGACGCCGCTGATGCGTGAAGCAGAGGTCGCCAGCTGGTGTCTGGAGAACTTGCAGCCTGAACTCTCCCGTCTGCGCCAGGAGAACCGCCACGTCTTCGGCGAAGACTTTGCGCGGCGCGGCGACTTGACGGTCTTCGTACCTGCACTGATCCGTGTTGATCTGCGCCGCCGTGCGCCGTTCATTGTCGAGCTGCGTAATGTGCCCTATGAGCAGCAGCGGCAAATCATGTTCTACATCTGCGATCGTCTGCCGCGATTCTCCGGTGCTGCCTTCGATGCCACGGGCAACGGGGGCTATCTGGCCGAGCAGGCGGCGCTTCGCTATGGGCCGCAGATGGTTGATCAGGTGCAGCTCTCCGCTGGCTGGTATCAGGAATGGATGCCCAAGCTGAAGGGAGCGCTGGAAGCCTGCAACTGGGAGCTGCCCCGCCACCAGGCAGTGCTTGACGATCTGCTGCACGTCAAGCTGATCAATGGCATTCCGCAGATCGATAAAGGGCGTCAGAAGGATCTGGAGACAGCCAGTGGCAAGGCCAAGCGCCACGGCGACATCGCTGTCGCACTGGCAATGGCCGAGCGCGCCTGCTGGATGGATGGGTACTCGATTGCCTGGGAGGAGCTGCCTCGGGCAAGTCGCACAGGCGGCATCATTGAAAACGACGATGATCTGATCATGGAGCAACAAGCATGGTGACGCGAATTCTGGGGCCAGACGGCCAGCCGATTCAGACCGAAACGATGGAAGAGGCACAGAGTGCCAGGCTGGCTACGCTGTATAGCGAGTTCGCCGGGCATCCCTCGCGTGGCCTGACGCCGAGCCGCCTCGCGGCCATTCTGGACGCTGCAGAGCAAGGTGATCTGATCCAGCAGTACGAGCTGTTTGATGACATGGAAGAAAAGGATGCGCACATCGCATCCGAGATGGGCAAGCGCCGCCGCGCACTGATCCTCGACTATGAGGTCGTTCCACCCCGCAATGCCAACCCTGCGGAGAAGAAAGCTGCCGATCAGCTGGCTGACTGGCTGGCAGAGATCGACAGCTTCGAAGACATGCTCTTCGATCTGACTGACGCGATCGGCAAGGGCTTTGTGTGCATGGAGTTCGACGGCTGGCAGGATGTCGAAGGCATCCGCCTGCCAAAATCGATCAACCACAGGCCGCAGACCTGGTTCAAGCTGCAACGCACCGTGGCAGGCCAAGAGATCCGCCTGCGCAACAACAGCATTGAGGGAGAGCCGCTGAACCCGTTCGGCTGGATCGTGCATACCCATCGCGCCAAGAGCGGCTACCTTGAACGGGCAGCACTGTTTCGCGTACTGGTGTGGCCGTATCTCTTCAAGCAGTACTCCGCAGCAGACCTGGCTGAGTTCCTCGAAATCTACGGCATCCCGCTGCGTCTAGGCCGTTACCCTTCCGGCGCCAAGGAAGAGGACAAGCGCACATTGTTACGCGCTCTGGCAGGCATTGGTCACCGCGCAAGCGGCATCGTGCCGACCGGCATGGAAATCGAGATGCTTGATGCTGCCTCGGGTGATCCAGCGGCATTCGATCTCATGATCACCTGGTGCGAAAAGTCCGTCAGCAAAGCTGTGCTGGGTGGCACGCTAACCAGCCAGGCCGACGGCAAGAGCAGCACAAACGCTCTCGGTAATGTGCATGACGAGGTCCGCAAAGACCTGCGCGATTCCGACGCACGACAGATCGAAACGACACTGACCCGCGATCTGCTGTATCCGATTGCCGTGGTCAATGGTCTGGCGCAAAACGGTCTGCGCCGTTGCCCGCGTCTCCGTCTGCGGACGACTGAGACAGAGGATCTGACAACCTTTGCTGCCGCTCTGCCAGGCCTGGTCAATCTCGGCATGAAAGTTGATCGGCAGTGGGCTCAGGAGCGCATTGGCGTGCCAGAGCCGGAAGAAGGTGCCGAGATTCTCGGTGTGGTAGCTCCGACGGCGAACACTTCTGTACCTGGAGACCAACCGGCATCCACGCCGCAGCCCAAGGTTGCAGCGCTTGCGCAGCAGATTGCCGCTCCGGGAGACGCTGCTCCAGATCCTGCGGCGCAGATGGTGAGCCGGCTCGATGGACGCATGGCGTCAGCCAGTAGCGACTGGATCGGGAGTATTCGTGAACTGGTGGCTTCGGCGAAGTCGCTGGAGGAAATCCGCGACGGCCTGCAGACCGTGCTGCCGGACCTCACACTGGATCAGTACGCCGAGGCGATGGCCCAGGCATTGGCTGCGGCCGCGCTGGCTGGCCGGTATGAGATTCTGCAGGAGGCAGCGCGTGGCTGAGAGGCGAAGCGCCCCCACGCTTGCCGCTGCTGCGGCAACGCTGCCCCCCGAGGGGACTGCTGCAGGCTCGGGGCTGCCCAGCACCAGCAGCCGCTACGGCGATCTGCCCTTCACCGAGCAGATTGAGTTCTTCCGCCGCAAGCTGAACCTGCCGACTGAAAGCTGGACGGACATCTACGAGGCAGAGCACGACTGGGCGTTCGTAGTGGCCGGTGCGAACCGAGATGCGCTGGTTGCGGATTTCCGGGAAGCCGTTGAGCGTGCGATTGCCGATGGCGCAACACTGGAAGACTTCCGCGCCGACTTCGACCGGATTGTTGCGACACATGGCTGGAGCTACAACGGCTCCGCCGGATGGCGTTCCCGCGTGATCTATGAAACCAACCTGCGGTCGAGCTATCAGGCCGGGCGCTATGCACAACTGCAGGAAGGGAACTGGCCGTATTGGGAATATGTGCATGCGGACTGGGTGCAACATCCACGCCCTCTGCATATTGCGTGGAATGGAATGGTTTTGCGCAGTGATGATCCCTGGTGGGATACCCATTTCCCGCCGAATGGATGGGGTTGCCAATGCACCGTTCGGCCGCGCAGCGCGGGCGACATCAAGCGCCTGGGGCTGGAAATATCGGATACACCCGAAATCACTTGGCAGACCGTAGAGATCGGGCAGAACTCGCCACTGGGGCCACGTACCGTGCGCGTACCAGAAGGCATTGACCCAGGCTTCGCCTACACGCCGGGAAAATCTCGCCTGACATCTGCCATTCCTCAGGAATCAGCGGATGTACCAGGTAGTGCTGGTGGGCCAGGCCTGCCGAATCGCAAGCCACTCTCCGATTTGCCGTCCGCTCGCCCATTCTCTGCAGACGATCTGCTCCCCCAGGGGTTGAGCCAGGAAGACTACGCGGCCGCGTATCTGGAAAAATTTGGCGCCACGCTTGATCAGCCGGCCATCTTCACCGACGCAATCGGCGAGCGCCTGGTGATTGGGCAGGATCTGTTTCTGGATGCCAAGGGCAATCTCAAGGCGGACAAGCGCGGCCGGGGCCAGTACCTGCCCATGCTGGCAGAAGCACTGCGCAGCCCCGACGAAATTTGGACGCGTGTCGAATATCTGTTCTCGTCGAGCACTGCTGTCGTGCGCCGTCGTTATATCGCACAGTTCGAGATTGAGGGGCAGGATGTGCCCGCGCTGGCGGTATTTGAAGTCGGCTCGGACGGGTGGTCCGGTGTGACCACGTTCCAGGGCGTAGCACAGAGCGCCGATGACTGGCGCGTGGGCGTTCGGCTCTACCGCCGCTCTGAAAACGATTAAGCCCCTGGCACCGCCACGCCAGAGGCTCCCGGAGGTAGGGTTGGTGGCTGTGGCAGCAGCGGTCTCCTCCGTAGTGATCTGATTGTAGGATGAAAACATGGCCGGTACCAACATCTCGATCGAGTACGACAACAAGGCCGTTCTTGCCCGCCTGGGTGCTATTGCGTCCAACCTGGCCAGCCCGCGCCCCTTGTTCCTGTCCATCGGCGAGGCGCTACTGGAGACAACGCAGAAACGCTTCAGCACTATGACCGCGCCAGACGGCCAGGCCTGGCAGCCGCTCTCTCCGCGCTACAAGAAGCGCAAGCACATGAACGCCGACAAGATCCTGACTCTGCGTGGATACCTGCGCAGCACACTGACCTATCAGGTTCAGGACAACGAAATCAAACTCGGTTCAAACCGCAAGTACGCGGCTGCCCAGCAGCTCGGCGCAGATATCAACATCGCCGCCCGCTCACAGCAGGCTTACTTCAATCGCACGGGCGACGAGGTTGGAAACCTGTTCGTCAAGAAGAGCCGGTCGAACTTCGCGCAGTGGGTCACCATCCCCGGCCACACGATCCACATTCCGGCGCGCCCCTTCCTCGGCATCTCTACCGAAGATGAGGTGCTCATCATCGAGAAAGCCAAAGAATTCGTCTCAGGCGATAAAACGCCCTGAGGCGTTTTTGCCAGTCCAGAGGCTATCGTTCTGGCCTCGGGAGCCTTTAGCGGCCTCGCAAAGCTTTATAAAGCCTTTGCGGGGCATTTTTTTATGTTTGCTCCTGCTGCATTTCAGCGGTGTTTCCCCCGAACCTTCGGCGAATAGTTTTGAACCTGTTCCGATGACCTGGATTCTGCAAAGCGTCATTCTCGGTTCATGCACAAAACACGCCGCAAACTTCTCGCCGTCTCTGTCGCCGCCTGCGCACTCTCACTGCCGCAGCCTGGGGAAGACAACACCGTCCGCATGCAATTGCTACCGGCCGGCCAGTTCCGTCCCCAGGATGGTCGCAAGGATGGCATTGCTGATACCGGCTACTGGTTCATTGATGCCGCACTCGCCAGCCAGGTGATTGCCCGCGCCAAAGGCCGGGCCACACAGATCTGCA